AATCCACCGTGTACGCCGGGACCACGAAATACATCGGATCAATCGCCTCGAATCCCACCCGCTTATCACCCGGATTCCAGAAGCACTTCATCACCCCACGCCCGCTCATCAGCGTGTAATCCACCCAACTCAATACCTCATCCACGAAGTTGGTCTTCTCCCGGATCTTATAATTGAACCAATCCTCGGCCACCTTCGTATACGCATTCAACTGCTGGCGCATCGGCACAAAGCTGGCCACAACATCCATACCCAGAGCTTGCTGGAGGAACAATGGTTTGAGCTTCTCAATCGCCGTATCAATGAGCGGCCAATGCAAATCCGCCGCCTTCGGCCAGGGCTTATTCACACGGCGCAACCCATTGTGGCGTAACTCATACCACCTCGTCTGCCTCAGCTCCCACGGACTGCGTTGGCTCACAGCCTCGACAATCTGGCCCTGCAACGCGTTCCGCTGTTTGTCGTTCATCATAAAATGCTTCCCCTTTGTTATCCCCCAACATCACATCCAGCAAGCGCAACCCCTTTTTCGCTATGCTCTAGTGGGCCAATCTCATCCTCCAACCTCTCCATCAAACTCCGCCCATCCTCTCCCACCGCCCTCAAATACTCATCCATCCGCTTCCCACCACCACCACAGAAAGCCAGTACCACCGCATCCGCCCGATCAGGACTATTTACCCCACGCGCCCGCAGCTCATCCTTCCCCTCCAGCGTCAGCTTCCCCTTCCCATTAGTCCGCACCTTCCGGCTCACGAACTGCTGCAACAGCACCTCGTCCGTCCCCACCGGTCCCAGATTCACCTTACCCTCCTCCACCATCCGCCCGAACTCAATCCACATCTCCGCCGCCCGATTCACGAACTGATCATCCCGGATGGCCCGCTCACCAAAGTTCACCCGCCGCACATCCCAACCCTCAGCCCTCAGCGCATCACACATCACCACACCCATTCCACCCACATCCGCATAAATATCCTCAGCCTTCAGCTTCCACTTCCTGAACTCCGATATGAACCTGCCCACGCTGGCCATCGTGTCCTTATCCCTCCATCGGACCAGCCCCTTCACCGTGTTACCCTGACGCACCACCATCACGCTCTCATCCCCGCCCGCGCTGAAATCACAACCCGCCGTCAGCCGGTGCCCTTCCAGCTCCTCCTTGGGTGGGCCAGAAACAACCTTCTGCCAATCAGAGGTTTTGACCGCCGTGAGGCTCCCGTCATCCTCCATGAACTCCGCATAAATCATCGACCGAACCAGCGGATGCCCCTCACCCCACCTCGCGAACTGATCATCGATCCACTCCTTCCGAATATGCGGGCAATCAAACGCGGTAACGGTAAAGGTCTGCCACTTACCATCATTCCGCCTGAATACATCGTAGAAATACCCGGAGCTACCCCCAGGACTGCTCATTAGCAACGTCCGCGTAGGCTGGCACCGCTCCATCGACTGGAAGATCCCGTCCGGCACCGCCTTCGCCTCGTCCACAATATACATCAAATCCCCACTCGGACCCTGCACATGCCAGCCCTCCGCCTTCTCAGGATTGCTCGCCGAGAACCCGATACACCGGCTCACCAACTCCTGACCATCAACTTTCTTCGGGTATACATAGCGGATCTCGCCATCCTTGATCGAGAAACCATTCTCCTCTCCCCCCAACCCATTGATCATCTTTCGCAGATGGGGCCACAGAGCGTCGGCCACCTGTCGATACACACCAGCGGTACATACCACCAAACTCCCCGGCCAGCGGAGCATGTGCCATATCACCGCACTCGCGGCCACCATACTCGTCTTGCCAGAACCATTCGCCGCTTTCAAAGCTACCTTCGAGTGCTTCTCATTCAAAGCTCCCAACACCTTCTCCTGCCACGCATAGGTATCACGCAGGCCAAGCATCATCTTAGGGAAGTTCTGCAACTGCTGAGCCTCCTCCAAGAGCTTACGCTGCTTCCAAGCAGGGATATGCGAACCCATGCCGAGTGAAGAGGATTTCTTTTTCTTAATTTGCTTGACTGCCATAAAATTGGTTGTGGGAGGGAGAGGGGGTATAAGGTAACAACCACCCCCCACCTGGGTGGTCCCCACCCCCCGTGGTCCTATGCATTGAACTGCGATCCATTGGTCACCTATGCAAATAGCGGCTACTACAATAGCGCACTATCCTATTTAGACTGCCCTCCGAATGCACCAAGCAGATTACCGCTAATTGATAATTCCTTTCCGCCTTTGCCGGTGTGTTCTAGTGAAGCGCGAGCAACATATCCGCGGGTTCTTTCAAGCAACCAAGCGGAACCTTGCCAGCCATTACCGCACTGGCGTACGACGGAGGAGAGTTCTAGTTCTCCCTCCAACCTTGCAAGCTCAAGCTCATTAGCAAAGTCAGGGTTACGCTTCAAATAGTCCGCCCATCCACCAGCGTTCCCGCTTGGGAATCCCGCAAGGATTGCCACCCGCTCAAGGGGAATCCCAAGCTTGCAAGCTTCAATCGCTTTTTTTAGTTGCTCCACGGGAACAACTTTCTGCGGCCTCCCAACCTTCCGCTTTTCTTTCTCAACCCCCTCAGACATTGCATGTCCGACCCCTGAATTGATCGCCAGGTTTTTGCATTTTTGAATTTTTGAAACCGCCTTCGCCATGCCTCCCGATAGCTCTCTTTTCCCTTTTCTGTTTTCTTCTGTTGACTCCTGTTGACTTCTGCTGCATTTTCACCCCGTGCAAAACATTAATCTTATCACCGCAATTGACGAATCCATTGCCTTGGGCCGACCTGTGACCGTCGAAGTCTTCGACGTCGAAGCCGCTTCCCATTGGCTCAAACGCAACCAATGGGACGTGGATTGGGACAACATCGAGGGAACCATCACGATCTTTGGCGATCGGCCTTCGAAGTCTGACGAGCCAGAAAGTTGGGTTCTCTATCTTGTAGAATCCGTCACCGCCTAATTTCCCTACCTCAAAACACCATGAAAAAATCCCATAAACTCCGCGCATTTCTCGCGTTCCTCGCGTTGAATGCATTCTTGCTCCCGATCCTTTGGCTTCTGGCCGAAGCTTTGATCGGAGGTGCAAATTGAACGGCTTTGTAATCCACGAGGATGAGTCCCGTGTCGTGATCGCGACTGGCTTCTCAACCCGTTCGGACAATCGGAAAACCGGCGACATGATCCAAGTGTGGATCCTTGTGAAGCTTGTGGATCCCGTCCAAGCAATCAAGGAAGGGTTGGACCGTTTGATTTGTGGTTCATGCGTCCACCGAGGCGACGGGACCGGCGGCGGGCGTTCGTGCTACGTCAACGTAGGCCAAGCTCCTCAAGGGATTTGGCGAGCATGGAAAGCCGGCAATTATCCTCCCTTGCGTAGTCTCGAGGCTTTCACCGGAAGGAAAGTCCGTTTCGGCGCATATGGTGACCCCACCCATATCCCCTTACCCCTTGCGCTTGCAATCGCTGGTGTTTCAAGCGGTCACACCGGATACACCCATCAATGGCGCAAACCCAGTCTCCAAGCTTGGCGTTCCATCTTAATGGCCAGTGTGGATTCCATCGCTGAACTTGTGATCGCCCGTTCCATGGGCTGGTCAACTTTCCGTGTGACCCCGGATTTAGATCACCATAGTTTCGAAAAGCTATGCGCTTCGGATCGCGACGGGACGCCATGCATCGATTGCCAAGCCTGCGCGGGTGCCCGATCGGGTATTCGTTCCGTTTTCATTCCGGCCCATGGGACCGGCCGTCGGAATTTCATCGAAGCCCAAGCTTGAATTCTCCGGAGGATCCATCGGAAACGGTGGATTCTGCGGGCAATTGATGCCCAAGCAAAACATATGAAAGACATCCTTGAAACATTCAAACGCAATGCCGACCGGGAGAGCCTGAAGTCCTCCGTGGGCCGGTCAATATTCTGCCCGCGCTGTGATGAGTTAATGGATTACCGACGGGCTGTGGAATTCTCCGTCTGGGAAAACGAGACGGGTAAATGCGCCACCGTGCGGGCGCTATGCGCTTCGTGTTGGGACGGTGTGTGTGATCTGGTCACAAAGCCCGGTGTGAAATACCGGGTGGATGTTATCGACGGAAGGAAGCTTAAGTGAAGCCCCTCCTTCGTGTCCTAGGCTACCTTGGGCTTTGCATCCTTTTCACCCTCCTTCTCATTCTGTCGGCTCTCGCCGGTAAATAATCCAAGCCAATCGCCACGGCCCACAGGAACCCCCTGTGGGTCTTTTCTTTGCCCGTGTGGTATCATCACACCGCCCGCCCGCTTTCCATTCCTTAGTAGGCCATCCCTTCCTTTCGTTCCCCCCCCCCCTACCTTCGCCAGGTTATTTGCATAGCACTCCAAGGTAAGACATCCCATGTCCCACCCCGTTACATCCCCTGCGACCTCTCTGGTATCATCCCGAAATCTGTTTCGGGATCATGCGGTATCATGGTGCGGTATTCGGGATTCTCCATACGCCATACGGAATTCGGAATTCGGAAATCCAGAATCGGAAATCGGGGTACAGGGAAATCTCCATGCCATGAAAGATTACCCTTGACGAGGTGGATCATGGTGCGGTAGGTTGGGTTCTTATGAAACCCCGAGTTCTTGTGGCGTGTGAGTACAGTGGCCGGGTTCGCGATGAGTTCGCGGCCCGAGGCTGGGATGCGTGGAGCTGCGACTTTGAACCCAGCGATACAGTGGGCCAGCACTACCGTGGAGATGTTCGGGATCTCCTCAATCAGCACTGGGACATGATGATCGCGTTTCCGCCCTGCACCTACCTCTGTGGAAGCGGCATGCACTGGACGACTCGTGGTCTCCGCGACCCCAAGCTGACCGATGAAGCACTCGCATTCGTTCATCTGTTACTAAATAGCGGTATCCCCCGTATAGCAATAGAGAACCCAGTCGGTGCTATCAACACACGCATTTGCAAACCGTCCCAAATGATACAGCCGTGGCAGTTTGGTGATAACGCGAGCAAGCGCACCTGTCTGTGGCTCAAGAACCTTCCACCGCTGGTTCCCACAGACATCCTTCCGCTACCCGCTTCGGGGAGGTGGGCCAATCAAACCCCCAGCGGGCAGAACAAACTCGGTCCTAGTCCCACCCGCTGGAAGGAGCGATCCAAGACCTATCCCGGCATCGCCCGCGCAATGGCCGATCAATGGGGTTCCGCTCCCCACACACCATCCAGCAATCAAACGCGATCCTAGACCCCTTCCCGCTCCAGCAATCCACATCCTCCATCCTCCATCCAACCCGATACTTCGCAATCAGTGGGAGGGTTATTGAAAAACCGCCGCTGAGCGCGGGGGGCCGGTACGAGCCCCCACGCAGCGTCTCAGCGTTGCGGTTTTTAACTCCCTAGAAGAGGGAGTGACAAGACTCCCTCTAGGGAGGTAGCAGTGGCTATGGGAACTTCTTGGTATGCTCTGCAAAATGAACATTCCTTTACATTGACATGTTGCCGTGCATGACGCATTCTGGTCTTGCTATGAGTTACCTAGACAATGGTTCAACCCTTCGGTCGATGTTCCGACTGATGCCCCCGCAACGCCACGATGCCGACCCGGACAAGTCCGAGGTACTGGCCCACATTCGTGAGAATCTGAGATGTGAACTTGGCCGTGCGATCCGGGCGTTCAACTCTATGAGGAACAAGAAGTCCCAGGTGATTGTATATGACATGGTTCATAGGCAATGGCGCGGGTGTGATTGGGTTCCTCCGGAGGATGAGGACAGGGTGGCTTTGCTACTAAGAACGATCAATGACCTGAAGCGTGATGTTGCGTATCTGAAGACATCGGTGAAGAAGCATGAGAGGCTCTTTGGCCAACTTGAGCGCAAGCGATCGCGCAAGCGTGAGGAAGAGGAAGATGAGACCGTGGAACCTGAACCCGAGTCCGAACCCGAACAGCAACAAGCCGCTCCCCCCGAGAAGGAAGCGGCTGATGGAGAGGATTGGTTCAAGGCTATGCGCGAGGCCCTCGCTGAGACCGAGCAAAAGGCTTCGGCTCCTTCAGTTGCGCCCCGGTCATCATCATGGGATTCCACTGCTCCCACAGAATACCCTTGGGAGAATGCTGAAGATGTAGTGAGTTAGCACTCAGCCTCGATCCGCGCTTGCAGAAGGCCAGTTGGAACCGCCGGGGCTTCGACTGGCCTACTTCATGTAGAACCGCTATCTCCCGCGCCCAGTTGGCGAGTTCGGACGATCCGAACCCTGAGTGTGCGAGTTCCATGGTAGTGAGCGGCTCGCCATCCTTCCGTTGGGCTTTGCTGATGTGATGCATCCAGATCCAAGCGACCTTGGTCTCGTGCAGGATGGGTTGAAGCTTGTTCCGTAGGAACGTGCTGACTTCGCCCTGATCGCTGAGGTCTCCGCCGAAGTAGGAGAAGAGCGGATCGCCGATGATGACATCGAGCTTTGAACGGGTGATGAACCTCCGGGCGTAGGCCAGGAACGCGTCACCGGTGCGGACAGCCTCGGTGCGGAAGTGCAGGTTCTCTTGCAGGATGTGGATGTCGGGCGTGTGCATGTTCAGTCCCTTGATGATGCCCTTGAACGCCTCGGCGAGGTCGCCCTTGTCGTTCTCGGCTTGCACGATACCGATGCGGAGTGGTCGTACCGGTGCAACACCGAAGAAGTCCCTGCCCATGGCCCATTGGATGACGATCTGCATCATCAGGGATGACTTCCCAATGCCGGTGCCACCGCTGATGATCATGCTGGAGCCTCGTGTGATCCATCGATTACCGATCAGGTTGTCGGGATCTTTCTTTGGATCAAAGTCCATGAGGTCTTTGACCGTGACCACAGTAGCTTTGTCATCATCGGTCTCACGATCCGTGAGCCATTCTTCCCATGAGTTCGCACCCAGGTTGTTGGCCAACAGCTTCTGCTTCTGGTCTCCGCGCCATGCTCCGGGTAGCCGGGAGAAGCGTGATGGATTCTTGTTCTTGGGATCGATGCCGGGGATGGATGAGTAGATGAGATCCCTGCGGGCATCCCATTCCTTGCGGGACGGTGCATCCACCCGGACCCATGCGTGGATCGATTTGCCACCGCTATCGATGAGTACGCTGATGGGTAGGCCAGAGGAGCGGAGGAGCTGTTCCTGCTCGGCCTTGGGCTTGTCATCGAACTCCACCAGGACATGACGGTACGCGCTCACATCATTGTCCGATCCGCTGTAGAGGCTGGGCCGGAAGGGGTTGATGCGGACGAACACCCCATCGGTGCGGTCGCTGCGGAACAGGATGGATTCGGGGTCATCGAAGCGGGCGATCCAATCCTCGATGGGCAGGAAAGACCCGGAGGTCATTGGCTTACCGTCCTCGACCTGCTCGCAGATACAGACCACCTCGGTGGGCGCGAATGCGGACTGAAGGAAGCGTTGGAACTCCGAGGCATCGTGCGAGGCCGGGACGGGGGCTGCGGGAGCGTTTGATGGCGCGTCAGGCTCATCATGCCCCACGGTATTTTGAGTCACTGGAACGGGCTTCGGCTTGTTAAAGGTTACCTTTGTTATGTTGAAAGGTGTTGTTCCTTGTGTATGCGATCCTTCAGCAAGGTGCCCACGGGGTTTGGAGTGATGTTTGGATTGGGCCTGAGCAATCTTATGGAGGAGTTCCTTCTCGCTCCATGGGGGTTGGCAGGATCGGTTCCATTCGGAGAGGAGATTGAGAGCGTCTCCGCTGGATAACCCGAAGCCGTGAGCGAGGCCCACGGCGGCGGTGTAGGTGGTTGAATGGCCGTTCTGTCCTGAGACGGCTGGCGGTACTTTGGCAAGCCAAAGAGCCGCTCGTTCGAGCGTTGTCATGTCGTTGATTCGTTGCTGAGTTGGACTGCGGAGGCTATGGCCTGCTTGTTATTACGAACTTGGAGTGGAATTCAGATTCGAGGCGAACGTATATATTGTCGCCCCGGCGATATATGACTACTGGAGTTCGGAGTTCGGCCAGACGGTACTGAGCGCATCCAATGAGTTCGACGATGATTGCTGGGTTGGTTCGGTTGACGTACCAAGTTCTTGCATCTTCCATTTACGTTGTTCCTTTATTGGGTAAGCGATCCATCCGTTGGCAACTCCCCACGATATGATTCGTGGCGCATCTTCGATAAGCTTGCGATTCTCCTCGGTGAGTATGGTTCGTTCTTCTTCGGTGATCTTGGACGGCTTCTTATTGTTTTCCAACCGTGCTTCGTACCAAGGCTGCTCGTGTCGTGGAGTCTTCATGGGTGCGATAGTTTGGCCAACATACAGTTGCAATAGTTGCCTTTGGTTGCGGCGTTACACTTTGGGTGATGCACCGGATTGGAAACGATATGTGCTGTCAGATCCTTTGTGATGGTGACGAGTTCCAGGATGCGAGCTGACGCCTCGGCGCATAAAGCGTTGGCTGCTCCATCGACGGAGCAGATCTCGGTGGAGAGGATGTTGAGTGCGTTTACGATGTCGTGTGTTGAGGACTTGTGCATGGATCAGATTTGTTTGTGGATGATGATTCCGTTTCCCTTTGCATCGGTGAGTTCGACTGACCGAACGTCTTCCAGCTTGGCCAGTGTCTTCAGCATTTCGATGGGGTCATGGGCTTGTGCTACGCAGGTGAGGTGGATGTCTCCATCTCCGTGGATGACCTTGAGGTTGTCTTTGGTTCGATCCCTTAAAACGCGGATGGTCCGCCCCTCGGAGAGACGGACCACCTTGATCGATTCCACTAATGGAAACGAATGTCTGGTCATATTAACTTGTTGCAGTGCGGACAGGTTTTGATTTTACGGAATTCGATTGGCTGAATCCCGGCCCACGCACAGAGATCGTGGTAACTTCGCAGACCGAAGTTCTTGTACTTGAACGGTCGAACGTCCCCGGACTTGATCATGGTGATGAGTGTCACTGGGTTGTTGACCTTGAGCTGAGTCATCAGCTTGGTATTGCGAACGCTGAGTCCGTTGGTCCACAGGTTCTTGGATTCCTCCTGCCTATTGTGAGCTTTGAGGACCTGATGAACACGTTGCTTGGACATCTTGAGGGTATCACCGATGACTTGGTAGGTGAGACCTTGCTTACGGAGTTCGGTGACCTTCTCGATTGATTCTGTTAGTTTCACTTTTGGTTTACGTTTCTTCTTCGTGGGTGCTGTGACTACCGGAGCGGGAGTTGGATTGCTCGGTATCGTTTGTTCGCTTTGTGGCACTGCACGCACAGACCGGTCTGAACTGTGCAGCCGCAGCCCAAGCAAGCGGCTAACTCGTGACATAACTGTTTCCATCGTTGTAGTTCCTCTATCGTTTCTTTGTTTTGGTTTTGGTTTTGCTGTTCTTGCGAATGTACCATACGCATGAAATTGAGATCTTATATTTGGCCGACAATTCACGGAGCGTGTAGGTGTGATGCTCCTTGAGGATGGCGGTCTTGATCTCGTCCGGGATCGCCAGCCACCGCCTCTCGATCCGAGGGCTCGGATCTTTGAACGGCTTGACGACGCCCACCATCCGCTCCATTGCCTCCTTGGTCAATCCGAATCTTGCCAGTGTACTCATTTTTCAGTTGGTTGATTTCACGCTCCAGGTTTCGAGCGAAGTCGGGCCAGAGCGCGAGGCGATCTTTGAGCCAGAACTCGACGTATGCATCGGTGCGCGGGGTATCGCTCATGGTTTTAGGTCCCTGCATTGTTTGATCGCATCGTCTATGGCCTTACGCATCATCGGCCACTCCTCGGGGTTGATGCTGATCTTACCATGACCATCAGCGGATTGGCTTACCTCGACGTATTCGCCGCCCCCTTCATCGACGATTTCGATGTCAGTGCATTCCATCGAAAGCATATGGTCGTCGGTGGGTGACAGCACCCATTTGATCGGTCGTAGTTTCATCTTCCATCCAACCATTTCTTGAGGTCGTTCAACTCGTTCACTTTGGCTTCGAGTTCTTTGATGCGGTCGTTCGCTCCAGCCAGTTGCCGCTCCAACTGACGGGCGAAGCCAGCCTTCACGAAGTGCTGGAACGCCACGGTGACAACCGGCTGTCGGTCTGTGCGCGGTGTTTTGCTGACCTTTTTGTTGGCGTTAACAAGATGGTTCACAACTTCACCTCCTTCTCATTCCACAGCAGCAGATCGGCACGGAGAGCGTCGTTCTCCTGCTCTAGTTGTTTCACTCGATCCTCCAGCTTGCGAGCGTCGATTGCGATTGCGCGGAGTTCGTTTCGATCTGGAGGTAGATCCAAAACTGGAATCATCCTCAGTATTCGTTCTTCAAGTGTCACAGCTTGGCCTCCTTGGCTTTGTTTCTATTTTGATTGATGAAGCTAATTGGATTTGCTGAAAGCGTCTGCTTACCGCAATGGATGCATTTCCATTTTCTTTTAACATTGAATGCAACGTCCCAGTGAGAATGTGAGCCATGGAAACTGTCGTTTAGCGGTTGCCAATAATGAGAACACGCAATTCCAAGAAACCGTTTGAGTATCTTTCCAATACAATTCATTGCGCTCACAGCTTGGCCTCCTTGGCTT